CCACTACAAGAACATGCAGGGCGGTCACTTCTATGGTCGCAGGAATCTAGTCTTTAAGCTGTTTGAAGAAAACATCCACCCCCAATGCCCCGCCTGTAACTTGTATGGTATGAAGACCACCAAGATACAGGAAGCCTACCGAATCTATATGGAAGACACCTACGGCGCTAGACGTATCAGGGCAATGCAGAGGTTAGCATGGAGAGCATCGCCTAAGTTTAACAGGGAAGAGGTCATACAATTTTCGCGTAACCTTAAAGAACAGATAAAAGACGAGGAATGGCGCATAGGTGAGATGTAAACATAACGCCCTTATATGTCGTATTTTTGCGTATATC